CGTGGGCAAGCTGCCGCGCACCTCTACCCAGGAGGAGCACGACGCACTGGCTGACAAGCTCTCTGCAATGGTGCGCGACGCCATTGCCACCATGCCCGATGACGCCAGCGTGGAGCTGCTGTCCATCAGCGGCAGCGCCAACAGCGACATGCACGAGCGCATGCTGAACTGGTGCAACGCCGAGATCTCGGTGGCGCTGCTGGGCAACAACCAAAGTGTGGAGGCCAACAGCAACCGGGCCAGCGCCACGGCCGCGCAGTCCGTAGAGGCGGCGCTGCGCGATGACGATGCGGCAATGGTGGCCGCCGGCATCAACGAGCTGCTGGCCCACTTTGTGGCCGTGAACTGGCCAGGCGCCACGCCGCCCGTGTTCGCCTTCTGGCAGACGGAGGAGATTGACGAGACGCTGGCCAAGCGCGACGAGACGCTGCGCAAGGCCGGGGCCACCTTCACTACGCAGTACTTCCTGCGCGCGTATAAGCTGCAGCCCGGCGACCTGGCCGACGCCGCCCCGCCTGGTGGTGTGCCGGGTGCGCCTGGTGCTGCACCTGGTGCACCAGGTGCGGCGGCCGGGGCTGACGCCACCCTGGCCAGCTTTGCCGAGGGCGCTGCAGCCGATGTGCCGGCTGACCAGGCCGCCATCGACGCCGCCATTGCGCGGCTGCCGGCCGACGAGATCCAGGCCGCGATGGCCAAGCTGCTGGCGCCCGCGCTGGCCGCCATCCAGGACGCCGCCACGCCAGAGCAGGTGCAGCAGGCCCTGGCCGAGGCCTGGCCCGACATGGATGCAAGCGCCCTTGAAACGCTCATGGAACAGGCTTACTTCGTGGCCGACGTGGTGGGGCGGGACAGCGCGGTGGGGAGTGAGCAGTGACCGATCCCGCGCGCCTTGCAGCGGGCCGCGAACTGCTGGCCCAGGTCCAGGCCAACGCAGCGCGCCTGCGCGACTGCCCCCGACACACCTTCGAGAGGCTGCCAGGCAGCCAGCCGCTGCGCCACCGCTACCGCTGCACCAACTGTGAGGGTGAGGTCGACGGCCACGCGCACTTCTGGTACGAGATCGGACGCGAGCACGGCAAGAAGGAAGCAGCGTGAGCATCCCCACCCCCGCCGTCACCACCGCCATCGGGCTGCCGCCTGAACAGGCCATTGCGCATCTGCAGGCCAAGGGTGCGCAGGTCACGGGGTCCTGGCGTGAGTGGCTGGACGGCCAGCACGCGCGGGCCTTCACCGTGGCCAACGTGGCCAAGCTGGAGGTGCTGCAGGACATCCAGGCCAGCCTGAAGGACGCCCTGGCCAAGGGCCAGACGCTGCAGCAGTGGCGGGACGGGCTGATTCCCACCCTGCAGCGCAAAGGCTGGTGGCAGCGAGAGGGCACCACGGCCGAGCTGCGCCAGGCCGGCCGCGTGGACGAGGCCAGCGGCGAGATCCGCAAGGGCCTGACGCCGCACCGTCTGCGCACCATCTTTGCCACCAACATGCAAAGCGCCTACATGGCCGGGCGCTACCAGCAGATGATCGAGCAGGTGGACGAGCGGCCGTTCTGGCAGTACGTGGCGGTGCTGGACAGCCGCACCCGCCCCGCCCACCGTGCGCTCAACGGCAAGGTGTTCAGATATGACGACGCCGCCTGGGGCACGGCGTTCCCGCCGAACGGTTTCAACTGCCGCTGCCGTGTGCGCGCCCTGAGCGAGCGCGATGTCAGGCGCGCGGGGGTGTCGGTGGAGTCCAGCCAGGGCAAGCTGCGCGAGGTGCGCGTGCCGCTCAAAGGCGGCGGCGAGGCCACGGGCACCCGGTATGTGGACGCCAGCCTGCCCGGTGGCGGCTTCACGCCAGACCCCGGCTTCAGCAGCAACCCCGGGCGGGACACCTGGCAGCCCCGGCTGCAGGGCATGGACGTGGCGCTGTCGCGGCAGTACGTGGAGACGGCCGTGGCCGGCCCGGCCTTCCGGCGCTTTGTGGAGCAGCCGGGGGCGGGCACCCTGTTTCCGGTGGCCGTGCTGCGTGAGGCTGACCGCGCAGCACTGCAGGCTGAGGCATCCGTCGCCTACCTCAGCGGCGATACCCTGGCCAAAAAGCAGAGCCAGCGTCCTGACCTGACGCTGGATGACTGGAAACTCATCCCTCAGATCGTGGACGAGGGCGAGGTCTACCGAGACAAAGACGGCTACACCTTGCTGTACCTGGCAACGCAGACCCAACGGTGGTGGCGCCTGGCGCTCAAGACAACCAAAGGACGCGATCAGCTTTTCGTCCAGTCGCTCGCGGGGGCCGGGGACGATACCCGCTTCCGGGCCAACCTTGCCAACAAGCAGGAGCGTCTTCGGTGAAGGGTGCCGGCACGGGGCATCTACTCCCCGCTAGAGCGCGCGCCTGATAGCGCTGCCTCGGACAGATTCCGACGCCGGCTTCCGCATCCTACTACCGCACCATGCCCATCATCGAAACCAGCATTGAGTACCGGCCCGTGATCGAGGCCCTGCGCCGCGCTGCCGGCGAGATGCGCAACACGGTGGCGCTGATGAAGTCAGTGGCCGGCACCATGCTGAACTCGGTGGAGGAGAACTTCGCCCAGGAGGGCCGCCCGAAGTGGGTGGACCTGCACCCCGGCACCAAGCTGGGCCTGGCCACGACGAACACAAAGCAGGGCCTTGTCATGCGCAAGGGCGGCTTGCAGGGCAAGATCCTGCAGCGCAGCGGCGGCCTGGCCGGCTCCATCAGCCAGCGCTGGTCGGCTTCTGAGGCCGTGGTGGGCAGCAACAAGGTGTATGCCGCCATCCACCAGTTCGGCGGGCGCACCAAGCCGCACGTCATCCGCGCCCGGAACAAGCGCGCCTTGTCCTTCGGCGGCATCGTGGTGCGGCAAGTCAATCACCCAGGCAGTAACATCCCGGCCCGGCCGTTCCTGCGCCTGACGCCGCGCGATCTGCGCGACATCGTCGAGGATGCCCAGGCCTTCCACGCCCGCGCCATTGCGCGCAACCAGGCCCGCGGCCCGTGACGCCCGGGCAGTGACGCCCGGGCAGTGACGCCCAGGCAGTGACGCCCAGGCAGTGACGCACGTCACCATGCCTTGAGCACCCCCGCCTCGCGACGATGCGAGGCATGCCATCCATCCACATTGCCAAGGCCGGAGCCCGCGCTGTCAGCGTTGAGGGCGTCGACCTGGAGTTCACCCCGGCCCTGCTGGCCGAGGTGGCGCAGACCTACAGCCCGCGCACGCATGAGGCGCCGCTGGTCATCGGCCACCCCAAGCTGACCGCGCCGGCCTACGGCTGGGTGCGCGGCCTGTCGTTTGCCGATGGCCACCTGGTGGCCGACGTGGACCCCCAGCCCGAGCTGGTGGGCTGGGTCAAGCAGCGCCTGTTCAGCAAAGTCTCCGCGCAGTTCTACCCGCCGGCCAGCCGCAACAACCCGACGCCGGGCAAGTGGCATCTGGCCCACATCGGTTTCCTGGGCGCCAACCCGCCCGCCATCAAGGGCCTGCCGGCCGTGAGCTTTGCCGATGGCGAAGAGCTGGCCACCGTGGAGCTGGATGCGGTGAGCTTTGGCGAACTGTCCGGCTACTTCGGCAGTTCGGTCACTCGGCTGCTGCGCCGCCTGCGCGATTGGCTGGTGGAGCGTGACGGCCTGGAGAAGGCCGATGCCGTGCTGCCCCAGTGGGAGCTGGACGGCCTGAGCGACACGGCGGCCGCGGCCAGCCAGCAAGAGACCGAGGAGCGCCGGCAGGAGGGCATGCAGGGCGCATCGTTTGCAGATCGGGCCCCAGACGTGTCTGGGGAACTTCACACCCCGATCGAATCCCGTTCCAACCACGCTGAAAGGACATCATCCGTGAGTGCTGAAACCCAGGCCGCTTTGGCGGCCGAAAAAGCCCGCGCCGACAGGGCCGAGGCCGAGCTGCAGGCGCTGCGCGGCGCCGAGGCGCAGCGCCAGGCGCAGGCGCGCCAGGCGGAGTGCGCCAGCTTTGCCGACAAGCTGATCGGCGAAGCCCGCTGGCCCGCCGGCGCACGCGATGTGCTGGTGGCCACCCTGGTGCACCTGGAGACGCCCGCTGGTGACAGCGTGGTGAGCTTCGGGGAAGGCGATGCCGCCCAGCCGCTGGCCAGCGTGCTGCGCACGCAACTGCTGGCCATGCCGGCCGCCGTGAGCTTTGCCGAGCACGCCCGCAACGGCGGCGCCCGCGAGATCGACCCCGTCGCGCTGGGACACAAGGCTGCCGCCCTGGTAGCCGATGAAGCCACCCGGGGCATCACCATCACCGCGGCCGAGGCCGTGGCCCGCATCCAGGAAGGAGCCTGAAGCATGTCATCCCCTCTGTACAAGCAATACGTCGCGCAAGCGGCGATCGCCCCCTACCGCATCGTGGTGCCTGGCGCCGCTGCCGGCCAGGTGGTGCAGGCGTCCAGTGCCGCGGGCCTGATCACCGGCATCAGCTGGGACGTCTCTCCGCTGACGGGTGAGCGCGTGGAAATCTGCCACGCAGGTATCCACCTGGTGGAGGCCGGCGCCGCGTTCGCTGCGGGCGCCGCGCTGACGGCGGACGCCAACGGCCGCGCCGTGGTCGCCGCCGCCGCGGGCAACCGCGTGGTGGGCGTTGCGCTGGAGGCCGCCGCGGCCGCTGGCGACCTGGTCAACGTCATCGTCAACCCCGGCGTGTTCTAACCCCCCCACCCTGAGGACTCAGCAACATGGCAGTTCAATCCTTTCCGATCAATCCCACCCTCTCTGCGGTGGCGATTGCGTTCCGCAACCCCGAGTCACGCCTGATTGCCGACCGCGTCATGCCCCGGGTGCCGGTGGCCACCAAGGCGTTCAAGTGGACCCGCTACGGCACCGCCCAGGGGTTCACGGTGCCCAACACGATGGTGGGCAGCAAGAGCGAGCCGAACATGGTGGACTTCGGCGGCACCGAGGTGAACGACCAGTGCGCCGACTACGGCCTGGACGATCTGCTGTCCAACGACGAGATCGGCAACTTCGAGCAGATGGACAAGCCGCCCTCCGGCGGGCCCATCCACCCGCGTGACCTGAGCGTGATGATGCTGACCTCGCTGATCCAGCTGGACCGCGAGATCCGCGTGGCGAACACGACGTTCGCTGCTGCCAACTACGGCACCAACACCGTGGCCCTGGCCGGCACCAGCCGCTGGGACGATTTCGTGAACAGCAACCCCGTCAACGCGATCCTGGTGGCGGCGGACTCGCTGCTGGTGCGGCCCAACAAGCTGGTGCTGGGCCGCCAGGTGTGGACGGTGCTGCGCCAGCACCCGTCAATGGTGCAGGCGGTTTACAAGACCGCGCAGAACCGCGGCGTGGTCAGCCTGCAGATGGCGGCCGAGGCGCTGGAGCTGGAAGAGATCCTGATCGGCGAGGCGTGGGTCAACACCGCCCGCCGGGGCCAGCCCGCCGCCTACAACCGCGCTTGGGGCAAGAGCGCTGCCCTGATCTACAGCAGCCAGACGGCGGCCCAGATCGGCCAGCCGAGCTGGGGCTGGACTGCGCAGTTCGGCAACTACATCGCCGGCAGCATCCCCGAGCCCAAGCGGGGCCTGCGTGGCGGCGAGCTGGTGCGCGTGGGCGAGACGGTCAAGGAAGTGATCGCCGCTGCCGAGTGCGGCTACCTGTTCCAGACCGCCATCGCCTGATCGCCCATCAACTTCAGAGGTACTTCATGGCCAGAACCAAGACCAACACCGCCACCGCCGACGTTGCGGTGGAGGCCTACATCGCCGTCTACGCCGTTGAGTACGACGGCGAGCGGCACGAGCTCGGCGCCACCTTGGAGCTGTCTGCGGACGATGCCAAGCAGTTGCTGGAGGCGGGCGCCATCAAGCCAGCTGCACAGCCGGCTGCAGAGCCGCCTGCACAGCCGCAGAAGCCGGCCTGAGCCCACCTGAGCCCACCTGAGCCCACCCCTGCAGCGCCCTGAGCCGCGATGCCCTACGCCACCGTCCAGCAGATGATTGACCGCCTTGGCGCCCGTGAGGCCACGGCGCTGAGCGATCGCGCGGGCGTGGGCACGCCGGACACCGCAGCCCTGCAGCGCGCCCTGGACGACGCCAGCGCGGAGATGGACGGCTACCTGGGCCGCCGCTACGCGCTGCCGCTGGCCAGCCGGGCCGGCGTGGTGCTCAGCACCACCCCCGTGGAGCTGCGCACCGCGTGCATCGACATCGCCCGCTACCGCATGACCGGCACCGAGGTGATGGAGACCGAGGGCATTCGCGCCCGCTTCAAGGACGCCACCGCCTGGCTGCAGGCCGCTGCCGAGGGCCGGGTGCAGATTGCCGCGGGCAACCTGCAGCTGGCCAGCGCCGGCAACCCGGCCGCCGTGGGCGGGGCCAGCGCCGTGCGCACGCCTGCGCGCACCTTTGGCGCACTGGAGGGCATGCTGTGAGCAGCCCGGTGACGCTGATAGAGCAGGGCCTGGTCAACCGCCTGCGCGCGGTGACCCGCAGCTACACCCCGCTGGTGGAGAGCTACGGCGCCCAGTTGGACGATGAGACGTTCGGCTGGATCCGTTCGCTGCCGGCCGTGTGGGTGACGTTTGACGGCGCCCGGCCCACCCGCGTGGGCCCGCGCACCTGGCGCTACCAGGGCACCTTTGAGGTGCTGGTGGCCCAGCGCAACCTGGTGCAAGACCGCGCCCGCCAGGCCGACGACAGCCGCGGCCAGGACGTGGGCGTGTACCAGCTGCTGGAAGACAACAAGCTCGCCCTGGTGAACGCCACGCTGGGCCTGCAGATTGAGCCGCTGGCGCCGGGCGCCATCCGCAGCGTGGCCAAGAGCCTGGTCAACCGCGACGCCATCACGGTGATGGCGCAGCAGTTCGCAACC